CAGTTAGGTGAACCTGATATATTTTCAGGACATAATATAACTGAACAAAATTCAACAAATAGCAGAAGCCCCTTATCTATATTTACAGGTAATTATCTTTGGATTCCAGGAGAGTATGTTTTACACCAAAATTCATATGATTATACTGAAAAGATACAATGGGAGATAGAACAATCAAGAATTAGATTTGTTAGGATATTTGAAGGTGAAACTCCTAAAAATCCTATAGCAGAAAACATAGCACAAGTAGTTGTTAATAGAGTTGCATCTTCTGCTTTATTATTAGATTCTAGTGAGGTTGAAGGATATAATTATTTAGGTTCAGATGATGGTATATCTATTGAAGGTAAGGATTTATTATTATATACTTACTCACAAAACAATTATGGAAACACATCAATTAGCTCTTGGGATACTTATGGAGGTATTCCAAAAAGAGAATTAGATGCTTATGAAGATGGAACAGATGATCCTGAGCCAAATACTTTTTTACCTATTGGAGCATTGAAAACTAGCAGCGAAGTAGATCTGCTTGAATTTGGTAGAACTGGGGATGGAGGTTCTGGTGGTGATATGAGTGACACATTTTTAATGCATGTTACTGATGACCCTTCAACATATAATGGATTTATTCCTTCTGTTATATATTATTTAGCACAACTAAATGTAGAGCTAGTAACACTTCCTGACTCAAAAAAATTATATGATATGTATGTGTCTTGGTATACTATGACAGGTGGAAGTGCCTCAGATATTAAAGATTTCAATGATGGTAACCATAGATGGACAGGTTATCCAAATGCAGGTGCTTATGCTACTCCTATATATCAGATAGAATTTACAGAAAATCCTCAACATTACTGGAGTGGTGACCCAATTTATGGACATATTCTTTTTAATCAAGGAAGGGTTGTCACAGACCAAGGAGTCGTAGTATCTAATCCACATGGTAGTGAAAATTTAGAAGGTTATAATGATGGAGATGTAAGTGCAGAAAATATGGAATGGGGTCAAGGTTTTGAAAGACCTAGTAATTTTTGGGATTCATACACCTATGAAGGTGAAGTAGACCCTAGTTATTTTGGAGTATCTACTGGGTTTCCTTATGGAGATAAACCTTTATTCCCTGATGAAACTATATCAGGCAACCCTAGAGTAGTTCAATTTTGGGATTTAATTGAATTAGTGGAAGAAAGAAAATATGGCTATACAGAATTTCCTGATAACATAGGATATTTTACAGGTGACATTCCTAGATATAAAATTAATGGAGAGATAAGCACAGCTAGAGATATAGAAACTACTACAGGGTATTTATATAGCTATTCAGGTGGTGGTGGTTGGAATACTTTTCGTTACAACTACAATCTTTATCAAAAATCTTTTCAAGCTGAATGGAATGGTGTAGATAAAAATATTTGGGGAAACACAGGTGAGCATGGTGGATATACAGACTCAATAATAGACATTACAAGTTTTTCATATCCAGATATCCCAGATTATAATTGCTTTCCTTTTATTAGAACAAGATTATCTCAATCAAATTTTAATTCAAGTTCTGCCGAAACATTCAATTGGAATAAAATATATTCTAATGAAGAAAATTGGTTTGTTCATGTTTTGGAAGGTGGAGCAGGATTTGGAGGAGAGCATTTGCCTGAAGGTTTGTTAATACCTACAAGGACATTTTACCCATATACCCCTCTTAGTGGAGGGGAGGGTATGCCTCATAATTATCAAACAATGAACTACTTATATTCATATAGATACCCAAATAGCTTTCAGTCAATAGACACCTTTGAAAGCTCAAGCGATGAATTTGTTACCCTGCAAGATGGGTCATCTTTAACTACAGACACTAGAGTTGGTATTGCTTATGCTCTAGAAGATGCAGGTGTTGAAGACTCTTTAAGTGGTAGTGGTGTTACACAATTTTGGGGTAAATTTTCTTATATTCCACAAAGTGAAAACACAACCAATATATCTACTGCATCTTTAAAGGTTAATTTTCTAGAAGCTGATTTAGAAGAAGACAATGAAAACACACTAGAGAGTGATGGTGTTGGTGTATTAAAAGAAGAATTATTTAGTGATTTAAGTGCAGACAATTCAGAAAGACAATTTATATCTAATAGCGATTACCCAACAAGTATAATTTCAGGTGATTGGGCTGATCCTGATGATTTTAATGCAGGAGTGTTAAGGTTTTGGGTAGATGGAGATGTAGAAAACCCTAATGCACAATTACCTTTACAGATAAGGTTACATCACTTAGGTGTAAAACATATTATAGATATAGAAAAATTATTTGATAAAGATTTTTATGTAAATTCATCAGGCAGGTCAGCAGGAAGTAATCCAGTTGCAATTATAAATGATATAATACAAAAAGAATTAGAAATGACTCCTGCACTACATAGTAGTTTTGACAATGTATTAAATCAAGTGGAAGGTGTTTGGAAGTTAGCCTTTTCTATAACAAAAAAAGTAGACTCTAGAAAACTAATAGAAAATATAGCTCAAAGCACATCAATAATTCCATTTTTTAAATCAACTAAAGAAGGTTCTTCACTAGCTTTTGCAAACATTAAAAACACATACACATCTTCTAATAGAGTCATTAAGTCATCTGATGTTGTTAAGTTTTCATTTACTCGTACTAAGATAGAAAAAGTGAAAACAATGTGTAGAGTAAAATTTAAGAAAGATTATGCTAGAGATAGTTATAGAGAAGTTACTGAGTATAGAGATGCTTATGATCTTTATGGCAATGGAGATAAAGGTTATGTTAATGGTTACTCTAAAGCTAGTTATGGGTTAAATCCTGATAATTCAGGTGACTCTGTTTTAGAGATTGAAAATGAATATATTAGAGATTTAGATGTAGCTAATAGATTAAGAGATTTTTTAGTTGCTTTTCATTGCAATCAACACAACATCTTAAAAATAACACTACCCCTAACATATATAGATATAGAAATATCAGATATTATATCATTAGATGGTATTGTAAATAACATGCTGTGTTATGGAGAAAGTTATGTGTCAGAGGTAACTAGAAATGGTCAACAAATATATCCTTATTTTATGGTAACTTCTGTTAATAAATCTACAAAATCAATATCTATTGAATGCATACAAATGCATAATTTAGAGCCAAATTCTGATGTTGTATCTGCTGGAAGTGGAGATGTTCTAAGGCGAGGTATTTCACCTGATATGGATGACTACAATTCATTAGAAAACTATTTATTAGGATTTGACAAATATTTTACTGAGGGACAAAAAAAGGCTTCTGATATGTCTTTAGATGGTTTAGTTAATTATAATGATTTAGCTTTACTTGGTGAAACATATGATTTAATAGAGCAAGAAGAAGAAGAAGAAGAAGTTCCTGAAATGTATATTGAAACAGATAATTTAGCAGGTTGGAGTTATACTATAGATGATGACATAACTGACTACTACGAATACCTACATAATAATATATTAGCACAACCTGAAACATTTGGAAGCCTTCCTGCAAGGCATGCTATAAATGAAGCTCATGTTTACTTTGGTTTAAACCCTGATACAGGCATTGAAGAACCATATGGTCACTTTGGATGTGTTTGGGTTATAAGTGGTGTGTTAGGAAATCCTGATTTTAATGTTAATATATTTGAAAACTCTGCATATCAATATCTAAATTATAATACAGGAGATTTAGCACAAGCAAATGGCTATGAAAACCTAATTTCTAATCATGTTTCTGAAGGATATTGTGTGAAAGTTGGTACTGAATGGATGAGAGTTAATAAGGTGACTATAAATTATATACCCATAAATCCTTATAATTCTTTACTAACTACATATCATGTTTCTAGAGGTTTATTTACTAATCCTGAAGAAACACCTTATGACCCCACAGCAACTGAAGCCTATCAACATGGTGGTAATGAGGAAATTTTTATTTATTCTTCTGACCCTGTCATTGTTAATGGAATCATTGAGGAGGAATAATGTCTTTAATAGATAGCATAAACAAATCAAAGAAAAGATATAAAAATATAAACAACTTTACTACAGCAAGTGCATCAACAAATTATAGCTCTGATGGTGTAAACCTTTTTACTTTAAATTTAGATGGTATTTTTAAAATGGTTATTATAACTTGTTTGGGAGATGTTACTATACTTCCTACACAATATATAGGGCTTAGTATAAAAAAAGGTAAGAATAAAATTATAGTAACCAACTTTAATAAAGTAGACTTAGAAAACAATATATTATTTCAATTTATTGGTGCTTTAAATGTAGAGTCTGTAAGGGTGTATAGGTGGGGTAAATTCTCTCAGTTAGCTAAATTAACACAATTCTTACCTAGAACAATGTCTAAAGAAGAAAATACAATTGAAAATCATGATGAAAAAATGGGAGAAAGTGCTTTAAGGTCTTCAGAAGCTGATGCATTTCAAATGGGAATGAACACATTAAGAAATTCTACAGAGGAACAAAAAGTAATAACAGGTTTATACACTAAAGGAAATAAATTTATACTAGATTCAAAGTTTTATGTTGGTAATTACCATTACCACACAGATACAAAAGAATTTATGACAGGACATGAACATACACCTAATTCAAAGGTGCTTAAAAAAATGTCTAAGATAAAATTAAGGAGAAGAAATGGCATATAGTTCAGTAGGCAGACCAATATTTTATATAGATAATTATTTATACAGAAAGACATTAGGTGTTTCTACAGAAAATTATAATTATTTATCAACTAACCCATCATTTCAAAAGACATATACTGAAGACACATTAATTCCTGCTAATCTAGAAGGATATGACTTCTCAGGAAATATGAAGTTTTTTATTGCTATTTTAAACCACGATTTATATGGGCAAGAAGATCAAGGCACAATAGACCCTTTTACAATAACTAACACTACTTCTGGCTTAGTTGAAGAAGATGTTTCATCTAATTTTACAGAGGTATTAAATGGTGGCTCGACAGGTAATGGCTTTACACCTTTAAATGGCTCTACTATATTAACATCTTCTAATGAATATAACAACATATCTATGAATGTGCCTTTTAATGTTGGCTCTATTAATACAGGTGTACAATATACTATGCCACACTCACCTGATCTAAAATTGAATATGGAAATTGAATTTGATGGTA